GGCATTGAAGGCGGCTATTTCGTAGGTCTCACCAGCGGTCGGCGTCAAGGCGGCGCCGGTATTGTTCATGAAGGTCACGGCCAACTGGTTCTTCGCCGACACGCGAGCCGACAGAACCGAAAGACCCGCCTGGGTGGTGGGCTTGTTGACCTGGACCATCATGCCGGTGTCGAGACCGGTCACCGTGAAATATTGTTCGGCGATGGTGTTCGCCGCAACCTGGGCAGGAGTCAGAGCTTGCGAAAGCTGCAAGTTCGCCGCCAGCGTGCCGACCACGTAGTTTTCGGTCGCGGTCGGGGTCAGGTTGGAGCCGGTGACATTGGCGAAGGTGAGCTTGACCGTATTCGCAGCCGACACGCGGCCACAGGTCACGGCCAAGCCGGCCTGAGAGGTGGGCTTGTTGTAGAACACCAGATCCGTGGCCAGAACCCCGGTCACGGTGATCGACTGTTCCGCCGAGGTGTTGGCAAGAACCGAAGCCGGGGTCTGGGTCGAGTTGTAGACGGACAGGATGCCGGTGGCGTTGCCGTTGCCGGAAGCGCCAGAAGCAAGAGCCGCCTGCATCGCCTGGGTGGGCTGAACGATGCCCTGGCTCAGGCCGTAGAAGCCGATCACATCGCTGGGGGACTGACCCAGGATCGTGCCGGTGGTGTTGCCATCGCTCAGCTGGCGAGTGGCGGTATCAGGGGTAAGGGGCATGGCTAAATCCTTCTAAGGGAACAGACGCTTCCCAGCGTCAGTTGATGGTTGCACAGGGGATGATGCTAGGGTTTGACCACAAGCGCTCTTTCCCCAAACAAATCATTTTGTTGATCTCGAACAGGACCATCTCGCAATACTGCTTCGGCATCTTCGGACAGACCGCCAGGGGTTCTTTTGCCCCCCGCACATCGACCACAATCTGATAGAGCGTGTCGTCTTTCAGTTGGGTCATGCGAGAAGCGATTTCGCCGGGAATGGGCTCGCCGTTGCGCTCCCGCTCCATTTGATTGTCGAGTCGCTTCTTCAGTCTGCGAAGTTGCCGAGGCGTCATGTGAGATTGATCCTTACGCGGTCAGACGGGCGGCCAACTCTCCATAAAAGAGAGTCGTTCCGTAGAGGCTGTCCAAACGGCACGGTGTCACGTTGTTGTTGATGTCAAACTGGCGCACGACACGCATGGAGACGTTCTTGACCATCTCGCGGGCCTTGAAGTCCACGCCGTCCGGGAGTTCGATCGGCACGGAGACGAGGCCGATGGCGTCTTTCACGAAGGCGAGGTTCTGGGCATAGGTGGTGTTGGCCGTGCCGCGAACGGTGATGCCCGCCAGATTGGCCGGGGAGGCGGTGACGTTCTGGTAAGCGCCAGAGGTCACGATGGCCGGGCTGATCTGGATGGTCGAGTTGCCGCCGCTGTCGGAGTTGGCAGTCGCGGTAACGACGAAGTTCTGCAGGGAGCCGGTGGACTGGCGGTTCTGCGGGTTGACCGTGTAGACACCAGCGATGGTGAAGATATCGCCGACGTTCAGAAGGCCGGTGATCGAGGTGGACCAGCCGTTGGTGACCAGCGAGGAGCCGATCTGACCGGCGCCGTTGACGACGGGGGTTCCGCCGTAGTTGCCGACCGTCTGCGACTGGATGTTTTGGTCTTCGTAGATTTCGAAGTTGGCGATCGAGGCCAGGAAGCCCTTGAACGCCGGCTCGGCGACCGACTTGACGTAGTAGCCGATCAGCGCGGTGGCCATCGACCAGTAGGAGGCGGGGTTCAGGATCAGCGTGCGGCCATCCTGGGGAACCGCGTATTCGTCGAAGCGCTGCCCGACAGCCGCGAGAGCCGCGAAAGACGCCGGAACGGTGCCGGGGGTACCGACCTGATTATAGACGCTCTGATAGTTGGTCAGAACGTCGTAATCGATCTGGTTGGCGATGGCCTCGGCGGCGGGCTTCAGGTAGCGCTCGCTGAAATCCTCAACGGTGAGGGTCAGTTCTTCCGAGGAGAACTGGAAGGCCACCTGGGCGTTGGTGTTGATGGTGATGGAGGTCGAGGGCTCGACGATGTTCTGGATCTGGAGCGCATCGCCCTTTACCACCTTGAAGCGGTTCGGCTTGCGGATGGTGAGGGTGGAGCCGATCTTGACGAACTTGTTCTCGAACTGGCGGTTCACCTTCCCGGCGGCGACCAGATTGTTCTGCAGGATCACCAGGGTTTCCTTGGTGATGATGCTGGGAGTCAGCAGGGACTGAGTGGACATGGGCAATCCTTCTAAGGGAATGCGGCGTCTTCTCGACGGCGCTGATCCTTGCCCAAGGGACCGTGATGCTTACCCCTGCGCCGGGCGCAGCGCGGGGGTTACGTCCGCCGTCCTTTCATCTGGGACATGCGGTGTTCATAGTATTGATCCCCGCTCATGGCGTTCACGTCGGGCGGACCTGCGTTGCCGCTGGAACCGACCGGGGTCACGGGAGCCGGGGCTCGGGATACATTGGACTTCGGCTTGCTGAACCGCTCAGCCAGCCGCCCCATCTCCATCACTTGCTGGAAGGGAGAAAGAGCGGTAATGCGAGCGGATTCCTCTGGGTTCTTGGCAAGGTGATAGGCGACTTGCGGGCCGAACTCGGAGGAAAGGATGGCGTCCCGCATGGGAACGGTCATTGGCACTTCGCCAGCGCTGTTGATCACTTCGTCGTAATCAGGCGTGACTTCCTTGAACTTCGCGGCGCGGTCCTGATGCGCCTGAACGGTATCGGTCCAAGCCTTCTCGGCGGCCTCGCGCTGCTCCTGTTCGGCGCGCTGCTTGGCCTCTTCCTCGGCTTTGACCTTCTCTTCCGCAGCCTGCTTCTGCATGTCGGCGGCGGCTTGGCGCTTGCCTTCGCGCACACCCCAATCAGCCAGGGCCTTGTCATAGGATTCGGCATCGTCGAACGCGCTGCGATCAGGCTTCTTGTCGGCGGCGGCTTCGGCCTGAAGACGCTCGGCTTCGCGCTGCTGTCCGGCTTCGTCCAGGCGCTTGATTGCGGCCTGGAGATCGTCCGCCAGCTTCTTGGCGTTGGTCTCGGCGGCGTCCGCGCGCTCCTTCTCCGCCTTCACCTTTTGGGCGTATTCGGAGAAGCGCTTCTCAATGCCGGTCTTTTCCTTTTCTCCCTTGTCGTCTTCGACCTTGGGGGCCTCGGTAGGCGCAGGCGTCGGTGTCGGCGCGGTGGCCTTGTCATCCTCAACCTTCGGCGCTTCGGTCGGAGCCGGCGCAGGAGTGGGAGACGGCTCCGGGCTCGGAGCAGGGGCCGGTGCGGGAGCGGGACTCGGGACAGGACTATCTGTTGTTGCGGACAAAGCGGGTCCGCCGACCGTGGAGAGATCGGGCATGTCACATACCTTGTGATAGGGATTTTCCCCGATGCGCTCGGGTGACGGCCTGGGTGCGTGACAGGCTCACGAAAGTCCCGGTATTTGACCCTGCCGGTAGGGTTTAAGCCTTCCGCATTTCAGCGCGTCTAGGCCAATAGAAATTCTTGAGGTATTTGACCATTTCGTTGACAGGAAGAGACATCTTTCCGCCATTCACGGCAAGCAAAGGATCGTCCCCATAGGGCTGACCGTCTTTGTCAACCAACCCCTCAATTCGAATGGTCCCAAAAACCATATCAAAGACATTGGTCACGGGATTGAAAGTCCGAACAAATCGTCCGCGACTCATTTTTTGATCGCCTCGCGAGCGTCATCAAGCGCTTGCGAGATGGCGGCGTCTCTTTCTTGGTCAGTCACGCTTCACCTGAAAGGATATTCCGTCCGTTACGGCAGTGACTTCCCACAATCCCTCGAACCGCCTCGGCTTCATGATACGAAGCCAGATAAACAGACGACGCCACCATGCCGGACGGCCGGAAATGGTGATTACGTCACCAAGCTTCAGGCCAGATCCGGGCGCGAATTCGATCACACATGCACCATCAGATGCGCATTGTGCACCTGCGATTCTGGCGACAGCCCGACATACATAATCGTCTCGGACCATCCGTTCGCGTCGGCGCTCATTACGGTCTCGTAGAAAGCTGTCTCCGACGACGACGCGGACCGACCGAGCGCGTTTTCGAACACCTGATTGACGAAGGCGCCAGGATTGCCGGCTCCACCATTCAGCGGGTAGAACTGCGCCAGATTACCGCCGAGGGTAAATGCATATTCCGCGAACGTCAGGCCGCCCCACTGCAGGGCGGCAAAAACAGGGAAACTGTCCCCCGGACCAAACGGGGAGACGGCGTTCATGATCAAGGAATCGAGGTGGATCTGACGATCCAGAGCATACGGATCAGTGGTGCTAACAGTAGTCATCGCGGCGACCTCCATTAATGGTTGATTCGATCACCCTAACACAACTGATACCAGTATGTCGCCAGAATGTCGGCCTGAGAAAGTGTGTAGGGTCCGATCAACGCGCCGGAGGAATAGTTGATCTGGTTGATCGCGCCGTTCTGCAAGGCAATCGGGGTTGCCGAGGAGGTCGGACCCCATGCCTGACGGGCGCTCAGACCGCCAGAGACAAGGAGTTGCAGAGCCATGGAAAAGTTCATCATGCGTCCTTTCAGGCGGCTTCATCATCTGACGCCTGAAGATCGGTAAGACCTTCGTGCATGGCGTCGATCATGGCTCGAATTTCAGCGGCGATATGGGTGTTGAAAGAAGCGTCGGCTTTCTGCGCGATTGCCAGGAGCTTCGCTTCGAAGTCCTTTGCGTTTTTGTCCATCTTGACGGCGCGATCCGCCGATTTGTCGTTCAGCGCCCTCATCATTTGCATCCGCTCCATGAGCAGTTGCTTAAGCTGCCTGTCGAGCGAGAACAACTGAGCCTGAACGGCGGGTGGAACGTCCTTCATATCGGGCGTCATGATGCCCGGATACTTGGTGGCCACGACCTTGGCGATGCGGCCCGTGAGCAATTCGCTTTCCGGCCAGTCCATGTTCTTGGCGATCAGATCGGCGAAGGCTTCCGAGAAATTCGGGAATATCTTGGCGAACTCCAGCATCCTCGAGGACGCTTCGATTCGCTTGGTCGCGAAGCTCGGGCCGATCGTAACCTTGACGCCGTACTTTCCGACCGTGGGATTGAACACCGACAGGGTTTTCCCGTTGCTGGCGGGAACCTGCGCCCCAGGCGTGCCGTTCGGGTCAAGCTGGACCCTCTCTTCTGACCCGTCTTCTCGGAGGATCGTCAGCACGCGGCGATTGTCGTAGATGTGCGGGACGGCATCGATAAAACACCGGCCCAAATGCTTCATGGAGCGAGCCAGGTTGTCGATGTAGTGATAGTTCGTCAGATCACCCGTCCGAGCAAGGGCGTTGATCGCAACCCCGCTCTCGTCGTTCATGCGCTCATGCATGGTGCCGTCGAATCTGATCCCGGTGACGGCCATCATGTCCTGCTGCGCGTTCTGAAGAAGCTGCTGCAGGCCAGCTGGGACGCCCGGAGGCGGTTGACGCTGGGGCGGAGGAGCGGGTTTATCCTCAAGGTCTACGGGGCGATATTCCAGATACGGATAGGACTTCGTATTGGCTTGGCGCCACTTGTCCTCGTGGCCCTCAAACTGCCCCTCGGCGCCGATGTATGGAGCCTTTGGAACAAGGGCCGTGACCTCGGTCATCTGGGTCGAGATATAGTTGTATTGCTGCTGCGGGCTCTTGGCGTTGCGCACGACGCCCGACAGCTTGACCTTGCCTTCAAGATCGATCTCCGTCCCGATGACGGGGAAGATCCAAATCCAATTACCAACGCAGTCGCGGCGCTCGATGATTTCCTTGGCGCTAAGCTTGTACCACTTCACCGAGCGGCACTCGGCGTCACGCTCGCGCTCAACCTCGATTTCGCCCTTGTCGATCTTGGCGCGGACTTCTTCCGAGATATTCTCATCCCAGCCGGTCCAGCCGTTATCAAGGGCCACGAGCTTCTTCTTCTCGATCTTGACCTCGTAATACTCGGCAACCCGAATATCCTTGACCTCGATCCAATTCTTGTTGGCCTCGCCAATGCCGGTCTTATCCCAATTGCAAGGATCGGCCTTCGGGTATTTCAACTCGAACTCGGCGCGGGGAATCATCTCGGTCACGAAGGCGAACTTCATGTCCGACCCATCCGGCTCTTGCGAGTCAGGATCAATATAGACCGTGAACGGGTTGCGAATGCGCTTGATCTTGAGGACTTGGTTGAAGCTGTCCTCAGACTCCCACTCCGTCACCATGCGGAAGTAGCCGAACCCCGATGTAGCCGCATCATCGAATGCCGTGTCATAGGCAATGTCGGCGCTGCTGTCGTCTTCAACGAAGCGGAAGAGACCGGCGAAGATCCGCGAGGCGTCCTTGTCTCCTCTATCCCCGATGGGAGAGAAGTGGATCGCGGGGCGGTTCATGCGCTGGTCGTTGGTGATCTGGTTGACGAAGGTCGGAAGCTTGTTGATCGTGATGCAGGGGCGCTGGTCCTGCATACGGCTCGCCATCACGTCGGCGGGCCATTGATCACCGGCCTTCATTTTTCGGTCTTCCAGCGCTTCCTTGCGGTTCTCGCTGGACCATGAGACGCATTTGTCAAAGCGCCCCTTCGCCCGGTTGAGGATGTCCTCGTCTTTCTCCTCGTCCGGCTTCTTGGTCGAAAGTGCGCGGTCCTGCTTCTGGTCCGGCTTGGGATTCAGGCTCTGCGGGGTGATCTTGTTCATCGCCGAATCGGTCTTCGGGAGAGGAACGGGGCCTTTCTTGAGCTTGGAGCGGTTGTCCTGAACGGTCATCAGGGATTTTCTACGGTGTCGAGCGCCACTCGCGCTTCAGCGAGGTACAGTTGCCAGGAGGGGATGGCGGGCATCGATACGACCGAGTGGCCCTTCGCGCCAATCTGCATGACCGGATGCGGGTAGACCATCACATCGGGATCGTTGCCGAGCGACGTGCACAGAGCGCGGGCCATGCGGACCACATCTTCTCCGAGCTTTTCCATCAGGCGCACATCGTCACAGAGGCTTTGGCGTTCGTGCCGCTGATGGCCGAGATATAGGCGCCGAACCACAGGTACGGAGCATTGGCGGACGCAGCGAGAGCACTTGAGACCAAAGATGCTGAAGTTGCAGCCACGGTGGTTCCGGTCTCTGCCCAGGTGATGCCGTCGTTCGAGCCGACGATATGCGCGGTGGCCGAGACGTTGCCAGCCGATCCCTTGACCGTAAGCTGAAAGCCCTGCGACTGGGGCGGGGTGTTCTCAGCGGTCGTAGTCGGTTGCGCCACCTGATTGGTTGAGGCGCTTGCACTGGAATTGCTCCCATCAATCGAGGGAACGTTCGTGATCGTCTGGTTTGCCGTCACGCCTTGGCAGAGGGTGTAGACGCTCATTGAGTTGAACCTCTCCGGGTGGAAGCTCGGCGCGAATGGCGTCCTCCAGCGCGTCAAGAGCTTCCTCTTTCGCCTTCCGGTATGCCTTGCCGCCGAAATTGCGGATTATGGTGAAATATTCTTGGCCGTGTTCATCGACCATGGAGACGCGGGTGGTGTTGCAGTTGTGGATGACGCTCCATTGGGTGAGCGTCTGGTATTGGAAGGCGGTCATTAGGCGTCGCGTCGGACCTGAAAGGTCTCGGGATGGCGGATATGGAGAGAAAATCCCTCTCTTTTCAGAGTATCATGGCACTTGGCTAAAATCAGGTTGTTATGCAAGATCCGAAGCGTCTCTATAGTAATAAAAGCAGGAGTCATCAGAATCCCGCTTTGAACGCCCTCAACCAACTCGACGACTGACGGCGCGACAACACTGTCAAAGAAGTCTTCGGCAGGCAGCGCCCTCACCGGCATCAGGCTCCCCGCCCGCACGATGGCCGGCGCGCAGAACAGCGCTGCCATGCCTCCGATGAAGCCGCGACGGGTGGTCATTCCTCGGGCAACTCCATGGGATCTTTGCCGGTGTGCTCGGTGTAGAACTTCATGAGTGCCATAATCTGTTTTGGGTTCAGGCCGAAGATGCGCGGCTGAAACATGTGAAGCTCTCTGACTTGGCGATGAGCACGATCCATCGCCTCTTTCTCAATGGCTTTGAGAATCCAGCCGTAGGTATCGGTCATGCGCGATGCCGCCAGCAATACCCGCCCTCAACCCACCACGCGAAGGCGAGGAACAGAGGGACGATGATGATTGAGAACCACATCAGCAGCTCATCGTCACTGTGGCCAGCGCGTTGGTCCCGGTGATCGCAGTCAGCAAAGCGCCGAAGAATGCGAACGGCACGGACCCAAGCCCGACAACAGTTGCCGTGGTGGTGCCGTTGGCCGTGATCGGGGAGCCGATCGTTGCCCAATTCTTCCCATCGTTTGACCCGTACATCTGAGCCGATGCCGATACCGCTCCGGTGCCCGCCACCGTAAGCTGGAACGACTGCGAGGACGGCGGCGTGATCGGGAGCGTCGGGTCGAGCAGATTCCCAGACAGAAGCGCCAAGCTCTGCTGTTGATCGGGCCGCACCGGTCGGATGATCGGTGTCGGCGGCAGAGCCCCGATGGTGTTGCTCGCGTTGATGAGCGTGTAAAGACTCATCAGATGGTAGCGCCGCCCCGCAGATAGACGATGATCGCGTTCTGGCTCACCGTCGAAAGCAGGCGGGCGTGGAATCTTTCCATCAGGACAAGGCCGCGCTGGGCGATCATTCATCACCTATCGGTTGAGAAAGTTTTGAGAAAATGAGAAGGATCGCCGGAAAAACAGCAACTAGAGGTTTACTAACCGCTCACCCCACCATTTCCGGCCATCCATTAAGCTGCACCGGTTTGCGCAAGCTGTGCCCGAATGACAAACGACCTGGGCGCTCACAGGGAAGCGATGGCGGGTAAGCCCAGGAATGAGCGGGTTCCTGGCAGAGTCGCAGCCCCAGAATATCCTATGCGCTTAGCCAGCCGCCTGAACCGCCTGAACCGCCAGAGCGTGAAACCGGCTTACGTTCTGTCTCCCGAGGCCGACGCGGCGCCTTCACATACTCAAGACCACGCCCGAACAGGGAGCAAACGTCAACACCGTCATCGAAGCGTCCAGCGGGGAAGCGTAGAAGCTGCCCCATCAGATCGGCCTTCCAGATGGCCTGTTTCGGAAACCACACCTTGCCCATGCTCGACAGGGCTTGGAACGGGAGGCAGCGGGTTTCCTTGTCATTCACGCTTGGAAGCCATTCGACACGGCAATAGGCGCCGCGCTCCTGCATCCTCTTCAGCATGTAGGGCTCGATAGCCCGCCTGATCGGCCCCGCCTCGCCAAACCAACAGGCCGGCTTGTGGCGCAGGATCAGGTCACATTTCTTGTCAATCCACACATCCGAGGATGTCTGACCGCGCCACCAATCGAGGATGTAGATATTGTCCCAATGATCGACGCCGATAATTCCGTGCTCTGTATAGTCTCCGCCGCCCTCGGTAACCGCGTAATCGCTGGCTCCGTAGATCCTTAGCTCGGCAGGGCGTTGGTCGTATTCACCGAACCATTCGGCCTTGAAATAGTCGCCCATCTCGCTGGCCGGCTGCTGCTGATAGAGCGCATTCCAGGCGCGGGTGTCTTTCTTCGCGGTGGCTACCATTTCCTCTGTGAACCAATTGGGCCATAGCCTTTCGCCGACAGCGCGCCCAAGAGGATCGTTGGGCAGGGCTTCCATGGCCAACTCTATCAGCCGCCACTCATGGCCCTCTCTGGCCAGGATACGGCCTCCGAGGTCATCTTCATGCCAACGCGTCATAATGACGATTTGCGCGGCGCCAGGCAGGAGGCGCGTCACTAAGTCGTTAACGTACCATTCCCACGCTCTGTCACGGGCGCGCTCGCTGTCAGCGTCTTCTCGGGACTTCACTGGATCGTCAATGATGCCTAGGTGCGCCCTACGACCAGTGATGGCCCCGCCGACGCCAGCGGCATAATATTCCCCGCCCTTCTCAGTGTCCCATCGGTGCGCAGCGTGGCTGTCTTCCGAGGCGCCGACGCCGAACACATTGCGATGGTCGGGAGATGAATAGATATTCCTGACCCTGCGCCCGAAACGCTCGGCAAGCTCTTGTGTGTGGCTTGCGGCGATAATCGAATGCGCGGGGTTTCGCCCGAGGTACCAGGGCGGGAAAAGCTCGCTGGTGTATTTGCTCTTGGCCGATCCAGGCGGCATACACACCATGAGCTTCTTGCACTCTCCGCGCTCCACATCTTCAAGGGCAGAGATCAGCAGGAGGTGGTGAGCTTGCGGGACTATGCCCGCAAAGTTCAGATAATCAATGTAGGGTGTCAGCCCCGTCTTCGCTTGACGCCTCGCTAGAAGCTCTTGCGCCGCTGCGGCCGGCGATAACGTCGAGAAGTTCGGCATCACTCATCTGTCTCGCGTCACCGCTATGCACAGTAACTTTCGCTTCCGTCATATCGGGCAAACACTTGCCCAACAGGATGCGAGTTGCCTGAACCTGAGTGGCCGTCATTTCCACCGAGCCAAGTGCATGATCTTGCAAGCGGTTTATGAGCTGGGTGGTCCTGATTTTTTGCCGCGCCTCTTCGTGAAGCATGGCATTGCGTTTTGTCGCGGCCATCAGACGTCATGCCTTACTTCAGCGCGCCGGGAACCGAGCGGCCCATGGTGAGCGGGTCGGAGGGCTGGCTGGTCTCGATCATGATCTTGCTCGAACCCGGACGAGAGCCCGAGCCGATGGCGTCGTTGCTGGCGATGCTGGTGCCCTTGTCGCTGGCCATGGGGCCGTTCTTCATGCCTTTACCGAATACGCTGGACATGGTTGCTCCTTTCCCGCGATGGGCGGGCAGTGATGAAATATATGGGGAAAGCCGAAATTTAGGGCGGAATAATCCCTTGGTGCGACCTAGGTGTGAAAAATCACGCCGCCGCGCCCCTTTTCCGGGTTTTGATCATCTTCTTATAGCGTAATGACGTGAATGCTGCAACGACATCTTGTGTTGTGGTGTCATCGATCGGATTGAGGTCTATCTCATCAAGCGGGATGCCGACAGGCAGATACCGCGCCTTGAACACCTCTATCTCAATGACCGGCTGCCCCTTGCGATCAAAAGCGATGCAGAAGCCGGCGCGATCCGCCCATTTTCCCTTTTCGACCTTGAAGGTCTTACCCAGCATCCAATCCAGATCCGGCGTGTCTCCTGTCTGCCTGACCAAGCGCTCGCACTCGGCTTTCATGAAATCAATGCTCTCGGGCTCGATTGGCAGGGGCCGGAAGTTATTGGGCATGAGGCGGATGACGTAGGGCGAATTGGCGATGCCGTTTGCAAGGGCGTCGGTCATGTCGGCTTGGATGAACAGAAACCCAGGGACGATGGAGCCCCGGAAAGTCTGCACATCTGTCAGGGGGAGCTTATCGTCCTCGCCGAGGTCAAACTTCTCTCGCTGCCATTGTCCCATTTCCACGGTGACAAGCTCGGTGATGCGGGGGATATAGACCGTAAGGCCGAAGCGCTCGCGCATGACCCATTCGACGCGGTTCTCTCGGTTCGGCTCCGTGCGAATCGCATACCATTGGCTCATTTCAGGGCCTCGTCAATTGCCGCCCGCCAGCATTCCAGAGGATACGCTGGAACGTTTTCGGAAAAGTCCAAATATGGGGTCATGGCTTCCTGCATCTCATCGGTCGGTTCTCGCATAGCTCCAATCGCAGCCTCTGCGGCATGTCGGTATTTCGGCCAGCACTCGTCAACAAATCCCATGAGCCCTTGAGAAGACTCTACGAATCCAGAAGGAAAGCCCTTCATCTTGGCTAAGGTTATCGCCTCTCCGTCTTTTCGAAACAGGATGGCCCCTCCTTCGACCCAGGCCAGAGCCCTAGCCACCCGCTCAACCATCTCACTCATCATTTTTCCCCTTCAGGCAGAGCGTGGATAACGCCGTCTTTGTCGCGGCACATGTAGAAGGTTTTGCTGTATTTACCATGCGACACCGAGGAGTAGACCAATTCCATGCCAGCCTTCTCGCAAACGCTTTCCCGCATTTTGGTCTGTTTCTCCTCTTCAATAACGTATCCGCGCATGAAAGCGCCGACGCCGAAGAGAAGAACGGCCACGATCAAAAATTTTGCTAAAGTCTCCCAGCTATCATCTGCTTCCATCACTTTTCCCCCTTGCTCGACGGCCCGCCTTGAGCCAGTTCATCCAGTGACAGGTTCAGCGCTCGGGCGATCTTGACCACAGTCCTAAAGCCAGGGTCCTTGACCTCATCGCGCTCGATTTGACTGATGCTGACCTTGCACACACCGGTTTCGTCGGAGATGTCCTGGAGGGTCGATCCGTGGCGATGGCGGGCATTGGCGATGATCCTGCCTAGCTTCATTTGCCATCCCCCTTCGGCGGCGGAAACCCCTCATAGACATACTCATTTCCCACCTTCTTGCCGCTGCAGGTGCGAGGGTCTATTCCGTTGTCCAGAAGGAGCTGGCGGAACTCTTCGGGCTTTTTCTCATCGGCTAGGCATGTGCGGATGCGGAAAGTGTTGAGGTCGGTCATTACTCGCACCCCTCGACGTGAACGCCAGTTCTGGCGGCCACATAGCAGATGGTCTCATGTGACCCATCGTGATAGCCACGGTCATAGGCTCGGCGAGCCACAGCGCAGACCCAAAGCGTGACAATGCCAAATCCCATGCAGAAGAAAGATATCTGGCGCAAGTTCATCCCACCCTCCTCATTTTCTCAAGATCGGGGACATACTTCTCGAAGACCACAGCATGATGATCAGCGCAGTAGCTTGAACCGGGGATAGTCTCCTGTTTGCAGGAGAAGACCTTGTGCTTGCCGTGTCCGTCGATCCACTGGCAGGTGCGGTGCGCCGGCATAAGGTGCGGAAGCGGCGTGCAGCTCAGGCTGTTCAGAAAGTCCTTGCGGCTCATGCTGCGTCCTCCGCTCGGCGGATGCTGGCAGCACGAACGCTTTCCCGATTCTTGCCGCCGCGCTCTCCCGGAAGCAGTGGCATTTCGTTAGCATCATCTTGCGGGAAAAGCGTCACGACCGACTCTCCGTTTGCGAGGCGGCGTTGCACGTCCTCACGACGCGCAATCTCTTCATCGCTCAAACCTTGGCGCAGACTGGCCATGACACGCTCATGCAGAGCATGTTGATCAATCCGCGATGCGGGACGATCACCCCACGAATCCATCCAGTGTCCAGTGCGGTGAAAATGCTCTTCACGCTGCCGACGAATACCTATAGGCGCACCATTCGATGCAGGTCCAGCCACATTCTCCTTGCAGGCGTGTCGGAGAACCTGAATTGTAGGCCAGCGCTCCGTTTTGTGAACTCGCCTGATCTCTCGCCATGCATCCACAAGAACGGGCTTGACGAATTCCGAAAGGTCTTCGACATAGGCCCGCAACGCCATTACAGCTTGATCCGCCAGCTCAACATCGTCATCTGCCCGAAACGGCGGATAGTAGAGGACCAGCATTTCCTGAAGGATCGCCTCCCAAACGTTCTCCGCCCTTTCCCTGTCGCTCTCTCGCTCGTCGAAGTAGCTCATCAGAGATGCTTTGAGTATTCCCGGCGTCGGTCTGCTCGGCTTGGCCATGGCTGGTCAACTCCAGTTGAGGTTCGTCAAGCCACCGGTCTCCGTTGAGCCAAGTGGCGGGGTGGCACCAATCACGAGTTGGCGGTTTTGTGCGGATGTAACGATCCCTGCCAGCAATCAGCACGTCGAGAGAGCCGGCTCGCCGTAGCGCTGCGGGAAAGGCTTTTCTCGCCTGTCCTTTCCCGACCTTTTGCGGGTATCCCGCATACCAGCTTTCGAATGCGTCTGAGCAAGATGCGTTAGCATCTTTACTATGGTTGGTGGTTGGTGGTTGGTGGTTGGTGGTTGCAACGCGCGTAGGGTTTTGTTTTTCAAAACCATTCGCTTTTTCTAATTCATTGTTTTTGTTTGATGGTCTTCCGCCTTGATAGCCGTTTGACTGGTTCTTCGATATGCGTTCAGATGCCTTTGAAAGCTCTTTGACACACCTCATTACGGTAAGTTCAGCACCGTTTGAGACCACTTTGCCGCTACTTTGAAGGCTGTTGAGAACAGCTCTCACGGTGCGCGGATGGGCCGATTTGAAGAGTCTGGACAGCCATGCCGGATCATCATCTATGGCGCCGCCGTGGCTATAAATCTGGAGACAGATCATCCAATACAGCCCAAGCTCTTCAAGCGTGAGCTTGCCAGCCACTCCAGCTATAAACTCATCGGGAAAAAGGTCTACCCGGCGGGCTTTCGCGCTCACGCGGCCCTCCCGAGCATTTCGTGAAGTTGGTCATCCAGGCGGTTCCAGGCGGCGGCGTAGAGCATCTCCACCTCGCGCCAGTTGCGCACTGTGTACCGCGCCGAAATCGCTGCAGCAGCGGCAGCGCAATCCCATCCGGGCTGTGTTTTCAGCCACGCTATATGTTCTCGGGCGATCTCATGTGCTTCCCAGGATCTGCGGCGCGACCAACTCATTGCAGGTACTCCGCGCCCGTCATCGGGTCGCGATTTTGCAGTATTCTCGAAAGCCACAGCCCCACATCTAGAAGCATAAAGTCCAAACCCGATCCCAGCTTTCCACGGCCGGCGAAGGCTACTTCAACAGCGCGCCCCTGCTCGTAGCCGAACTGCAGCTCGAAGACATGCTCTCCCGTGACATAGCCGTTTGTATCGGTTATGGGGTGGCGGACAGTGAAGAGACGGGAGTCTAGGCGCGTCGAGGGCTTCATGCGGCCACATCCTTACGCTGGATGAAATCCTTGTTTTCTAGGTAGAAGTAGAGAACTTGGTTATGATCTAGACCGATGCGCCGCCCTAAAACCCGAGCGCGCGCCAAGCCTCGGCGACGGATGCAGTCCGTCAACCAGTCGGCTTGCTCAATGGTGACGCTGCAAGGGCGCGGAAAAAATGGGCGGCCGGTCATGTTGTCCTCTCGGTTCAAGTCTTGGCAACTTTGCGAAGCGGGCCGGTGCACTCAGCCAATCCATCGCGGCACTCCGGGACGTATGCCGGCGCTCGTGATGGCCACTACTCCCGGTGCGCGTCCAACCGCGTAAAGGCGGCCAGTCCGGTTTTGTGCGCTTCGCAAAATTGCCTTTCTACCCTTGATGCCCGAGGACAGTTTTCAGGCTGTCGCTCGGGCTGTTGGGGAAAGGGTGTGTCGCCTAGTCCACGTCCGATCCGTGGCGGCGGGTGGAGTGGCGCGTCATGAAGATCGTTTCGCAATGCATTGGGTCATGTGCGCCTCCTGATGGTTTACGGGTGGAGACCTTCCATCTCCTGGGGCTATGATCACTCGCCTCTTTACCGCTTGAGGCCGGTTCCTGCCTGCCGTGGAGAAACCCACGGTCTTTCTGAATTCAAATCTTGCCGTTCAGCCTGCCGAGCAGATCCTGGATGTCATCCAGTACAGCGCCGTTCTCGCGCAGGCGGTCGGCATAGGTCGGAGAAATTGGCGAAGGATGGTCATTGCTCGCGTTCTTGCCGGCCGGGTCCGCTCTTCGGCGGGTTCGGATCGATCCCAACCGGGCGACGGCGGCTAAGGAGCCAGTTGTTGAAGTCGTCCTCGATGACGCCGCGGCGCCGGTCCGTAATCTCGACGACGGGCGGACCTTTGCCGTCCGCAATCATGCGCTCGAAGCTACGCCGGGCAATGCCGGCCCGCTCTGCACACTCGTTATAGCTTAGTATTTTCATGTCGCTTCATCCTCGGTAACTTCGTTCAGTGAACCAGCGGCCGGCTGGCACGGTTTTTAGGCGGGGACTGTCTCGCTCGGCGGCTGGTCACACGGACGTTGGCTATCCACATTTCACCAACGCTGCTGGTCCTATCGGCTTTCGCCTCCCAGGCCGTTCCCCTAACTGCATTAGGTGAGGCGGTGCCGACCGTCACGAAGGACACCGCCTCGGCGCTCAGGGCTGCTGCCTCGCTTTTCCATGGAAAGGCAGCAGCTGGGCGCGCTTAGTACAAAAGTCCGTGTCTCCCGACATTGCGGACGATCTTCTTTTCGCTTTCGGTGAAGCGGCGGAAATTGCGCTCAGCTCGCCAATAGCGCAGGGCTTCGGCTGCGATGAAGCAGAGACCGTAGGCAATAACCGCAAAGGTTCCGGCCGCGCTGGCGCCCCAAATGGCTTGGGCGATGAAGTGAAGGATTCGATCCATAATCACCGCCCGGCCCGAAGGCGTTCAGTGGTGGGATATGGGATGGAATGCGGAAGACGGGCCAGTTGTCGGTTGCGGCGGCGGCGCTTCTCTTCTTGCGCTTCCAGATGGTCTTTCAGGTGGATGACGAACGACTGCACGGGCCGGCGCGGTTCGATCTGTACCCTCTTCTCGACAAAAGGGATGGCGACGGGGGTTTTAAGGTGCGTGCGGATCACCCGGAATAGTCCTGGCTGGACTCTCTCCATGCCGCCATCCCGAACGATTGTGCTAAGATAGGAAGACATGGCTTTCTGCGTCCCGCTCATGGCAACGGCGCATTCTTCCGTGGTGAATACGGCGTCTCCGAACAAGCGGTGCATCCGCTGCAGAACCTTCAGGTGAATGAGCGTCGGCTTGTTCATCACAGCACCCCCAGACCTTCGGCGCCGGTAATGGCGACGCCAGACGCGAGAACGAGGCCCCAGAGGCTGTTCGGGGCGATGCGGAGGGCGACAGCGGCGGCAAGACCAATAGCCGCCACAGTGAGGCAGGCAACACGGCCATAGCGCCCAGCGCGCTCGGCAGAGGGAATTGCGACAACCTCGGCAACCGGAATGACCTCAGTGGTGCCGTAGACCTCGCGCAAGCCAGCGGCGAAGGTATCGCGGCGCTCCTGCATGAGACGGCGATGGCCGTAGACCTTCTGACCCTTGCAATAGGTTAGGCGTCCGCCCTTTTCATCGAGCATCTTGTTGAGTTTTCGAACTGCAGGCGGAAGTCTCATGATCACATCCTCCATCAAGCGTCGTGGCACTGATCAGAAATCGCCCAGCGAATCGCGGAAACCGTTGCAATGATTCCGGCGCCGAACCCAAGGACAATTCCGAATACGAACCACATGGTTAGATTCTCCCGGCCTTAGCCGAACGGTATGCACGCCTAGACCAGAACTCAGCCCTTGCGCGATGATGAGCCGCCCGTTCGTTGAGCGTGTCGGACTCGCTCAAAAGATCGGTCGATAAGCGCCTGTGGTAGTTGGCCAGAAATCGACAGATCAGGGTGAACATGGGCAAGCTCCTCTCGGAGACGAGCCTCAACGCGCGCCTGTAATAGGCGGAGAGCTTCAAGGTCTTCGTCTAGCGTGGTACAATCGGGAATGAAGGCTTTCTTCAGCAACTCGCCTAGCGTTGGGTACCGCTGAAGTTTGGCAAGCTTGGCAAGCTCGGATGCCTTGGGCTCTGTAACGCCTGCAAGGTAGTTTCGGGCCGTATTTTCGTGGCAGTCCAAATCACCGGAAAGAACGGCAGCGGGCTTGCGAAGGCCGTAAAGGTCCTCAGTGAGCGCGCGCGCAATCGACACCTTGCATATGCCAGATTGTAAACGCCTCAACAAATTATTGTTGCGGTTGTCACCGTACATTGAATGCTCCGCTTGGTAGTTTCGGCTTGCTTGCAGCGGAGCATTGCCATGCGATTGACCGACCACCGAGATACCCCCGAGACCGTCGAAACCGGCTCGGGGCAGAGACAGCGCCGAATTGCGCCGCTCGGAGAGGCAGTCAGAAGGGTTCTTGAAAGCTTGCAGGAAGCCCGCGCGCTTAAAGCTGCGTCGGACAGGCCGGATGTGGCCGAGTGTCGCGGCTAGAGGCATTGCGACCTCGCGATGATCGGTTCCATGACCACAAAATGGTCACCAGCGAAGTCAAAATTTTTTCCTCCATTGACCTGCGCAAGGATCTCATCGACGCGATCAAGCGCCTCTTCGGCCCTGCGCAGAAGATCAACCGGATCTCGCGGAAGAATTGGCGTTTCGCCGCTGCCGTAAGGGCTGAAGCCGTCTTCGTGCATCATGCGGCCTCGCTAAACGATGAAGCTGGAATTTCTCCTTCGGTGATGCGCTCGATCTTTATTGCCAGATCAAGGCTGGGCTTCGCCTTTCCACGTTTGATTCTGTTGATACGAGTTCGGTGGCAACCAACCGACTTGGCGAAATCCTCGTCGGTGATGCGATGGTCCGAAAGGTATTTGGCGAGAGTATCCATACGCTATTTGTGCGCTTGACGCACGTTCCAGTCAAGCGGTTTTTGTGCGCGTGGCGCTCTGCTCATTTTTTATAAGGATTGGCATACTGGATTTATGAACATAGCTATAAGAGCTGGCCGACCAGAAGCCGAAAAGGTTGCTCGCCACTATATGCGAGAATGGCGTAAAGCCAGAAACCTTACGCAGGAACAGCTAGCAGACCGTCTTGGGGAAAATTCTGACAGAACGCGCATCTCAAAGCTTGAGAGGGGCGTAGACAATCTGTGCGAGCCAACAATCTACCATATAGCTGATGCCTTAAGAATCGATCCGGCACAGCTTTTTATGGACCCGCAGTTAACTGCTTCGTCCCCAAGAGAGGTCACCCTGATCAAAAACTTCAGGGAACTTAACGAAGAAGATGCCGTATCCGTTTTACGCCTGGTTGAATCCTTTGCCATCGCTGCGGCGCACAAGAGAAGCTGACCACCCGAGCCGTTTTTTGATGGCTGATTAAAAGGGCTGTAATGGCAGAGCGGATAATTTTCTTGTCTCGCTCGTCTAGGTGCCCATACCCATCAACCACTTCTTCCAGATCGTTTTGCGCGGCGACGATAGAAGCATCGCCTTGGCTTGCTCTGTCGGACACAGCATGATCTCCCTTCGGGCGACACACCCATAAGGTGTTATTGCAGCGAAATCGCCCACCATTGGTCATCATGACACATTTTGGTCAGATTATCTTGTGACAACCATCACGTATAAAAAAGTGCGAAATGCGCACAAATTTCTTTTGACAGATACGTGCGCCAAGCGCACTATCATCCCTGTAAGCAATCCCGCTTACCTCGGTACCGGCCCTGGTTGCCCCCCCCTCTCCCCCTTGCTGGGGCCGGTACCGAAACGGAGATGATGCGATGGAAAAGCCCTGGGATGCCCTGCAGAGAGAAGTCGGCGAAAGCGCCTTGGACTTCGCCTGCCGCAAGACCCGCGCCATGAGCGATTGGCACCATGCCCACTCCGCTGAAGAGAATGAAATTCACCGCGAGGCGCGGATCATCGCCACCCAAAACGGCGACGATCACCGCGCCGAGGCGAGAGATTACGTCGCCCGCAAGATGGAGGAGCTGTACCTCCGTCATCCGATCGTTCCGGCTAATGTGGTGGAGGCCGCGTGATGCTCGCCGACCTCACCGGCGCCCATAACCGCCTGACCGATGCCGCCAACGGCGCGCTGGATGCCCTAGAGCGCGTCAACGCCGCTGAGGCCGCTGCATTCGCAAAAATGGACGCGGGCCTGTCCGCGATGATCGCCGCGATTGATGCGGCCATTGCTGAATCGACCGCCGAAGTCACCAACAAGGACGCCGAATAATGACCGCCACCATCCTCCGCCCCTCCTTTGGCTCCCGCCCGCGTCCTGTCGTCTCTGCTGAGACACAGGCGGCGGCAGTGAAGACTATCCGACTGACAGGGCTGGCTGCGGTCAATGGGAATGCATCGGCCCGGAAAGTCCTGACGGAATTCTGCCGTCTGGCCAATGAGCCTCTGTATTCGGAAACAGCCAGGGCGTTCTTGGCGCATATCGGGGGCATTGCAGACTTCCCGAGCGATGTTAACCCCGAAGGACCGGAGGCAGCATAAATGTGCATGGCCGATCTTTCTGATGGCGATTTCGATTTTGCGACACATGAGGATCGCAAAGCTCGCAAGGAGCACCGTTGCGGTGAGTGCTGGCGCACTATTGCCAAGGGCGAAACCTATCGCCTCCATACCAGTTGCTATGACCATTACGTGTGCACAAGCAAAGTCTGCGCCCATTGTCAGGTGGCCTGCCGATGGCTTTCTCAGAACTGCGGTGGATGGATATTTGAGGCTGTTCGAGAAGATATCCACGAGCATGTTTCGGAATATCCCGGCCTAGCACTACCTCTGCTCAGGCTGGAGGTTGGAATGCGTCGGAAATGGAGGCGCTTCGACGGTGCCGGTCTGATGCGCGCTCCAGTTCCACCCCCAAACATCAACGTGGAGGCTCACGCATGACCGCCCGCGCCACCAAGCCCCGCCTCGTCATCCCCACCGAGGGCAGAAAGCCCGGAATCACCCCTGACTATGCCAGAGGTCTCCTGCGTGGGGCTATCCGGGTGCGTAGGGATCAAGCGGATGAGTGCCGCCGTATAGCCTGTGACGCTGCCCTTAGGGGTGATGATGGGACGGCTTTCAAGCTGCACGTTGAGGCGGATCTGGCGGAGGCCGAAATTCAGAGGATGACGGTGCAAATCGGAGAGATTCGATGACCGCCGCCGACGAGTTGACCGAGTTGGTCGAATACCAGATCAGGCGCGGACACGATACCGCAGAGGCTATCCAGATTGCCCACCGCGAGCTGGAAGGCGTAGCCGCCGATATGCGCGTCACGGTCAAGATCGGGGAAATCCGGTCTCGTCTGATCGATCTGAAAACCGCCGTGACCTTCTGCGGTGCGCGGTTGTCGGAGAGTCAGCGGGAACGCTTGCAGAAGGCCAAGGACGATATCGCCACACTGCTGGAGTCCGAATATGCCGCATGACCTGCACAGCGCCCTCACGGCCCATAAGGTGCTGCGCGACCGGCTTCTGTCTGCGCACCCCGATCTGGCAGAAGATGACCGCGCCCTGGCCGATACGCTGGAGGGCATTTCGGATCTTAACGAAGCCATCCTGACCGTGTTCGATTCTGCTGCCGAAGACGAAATGCTCGTGGATGCACTAGGCGCTCGGATCGACGTTATGAAGGAACGCCGCGCCCGCTTTGAAAACCGCGTGAAGGCCAAACGGGCCGCGATCCTAGCCGCAATGGAAGAAGCGGGGGTCAAGAAGATCGAGGCGCCGCACGTTACACTTTCCTGCCGTGCCGGTTCGCCGTTCGTCCAGATCATCGACGAAGCGCAGATTCCGCCTCGTTTCTGGCGGGAAAAGATCGACTTGAGCATTGATAAAGCCGCGCTCAAGGAAGCTCTGCAAACCGAAACAATCCCCGGCGCTTGCCTTTCCAATGGTGCGCCGTCTCTCGCCGCGAGGACGAAATGACCAGCATTTTCGACAAACTTTCTGCCCCGCTGGAGCCGAGCAAGGTTTCTTGGCGCGTTGGACAGATCACCAAGTCGGACCCGACGAAAGCCTCTGCGCTTTGCTATATCGATGCCCGCGATGTGATGGAGCGCCTTGACCGAGTTGTCGGCCCTGACAACTGGAAGGACAGCTATTACGAAACCCCAAAGGGCCGTATAATCTGCACTATTTCGATTTACAGCGAGACCCGAGCGGAATGGGTTTCCAAGTCTGACGCTGCCGGGGATACCGCCGTCGAAGCCGAAAAGGGCGCAGTATCGGACGCTTTTAAGCGCGCCGCCGTCAAATGGGGCATTGGGCGATATCTCTACGATATCCCGATGCAGTGGGTGCAAGTCGATCAATACAAGAAGATCGTAAAATCCGAATATGCCAAGCTGCAACGTGTGCTACCGGGAAGCCGGGTCGATGACCACGACGCCGCGCCCACCCCCCCACTGCCTCCCGTTCCCGAACCGAAAGCCGACGATTCCGACTGGCCGGCATGGATTGAGGCGTTCAAATCCGATTTCCTCGCTGCCGGGGTTTATCTCGCTGCGCAAGAATACTGGTCCAGCCAGTCGGCCACGCTGAAAGACCTTCGCGCCGAGCGCCCACAAGCTTATGCGGCCCTGGTGTCATGGGCGAAGGCCGAAGGCGATAAGCTGCCGAAGAGTGCCGCCTGATGCTGCCCAAACGCCGCAAGCGCGAACCCCTCGGCATACGCCCGCAAGCCTGGATCAGGTGCCCAGGTCATCTGGCTTTTGTGCGCGGCTTTGTCTGTGCAATCCAGGGTCTCGCCGGTCATGTCTGCGAGGGCAAGATCGAGGCCGCTCATGTGAGATGCGGAACAGATGGCGGAATGAGCGAGAAGCCATCCGACTGTTGGGCGCTTCCGTTATGTGCGGCCGCACATCGCCATCAACATCAGATCGGCGAGCCGGCTTTTGAGCGGCAATTCGGGATCGACATGAAGGCCAAGGCGGCGGCGATCTGGCGAGCCAGCGGGCATCGGCTGAAGTTTCTCGATCATCCTGCAAACCCGGTGAGGTTCTGATGGCGACCGAAATTATCTTGGCTGGCGAACAACAGCGCCGTACGGCGCTCGACCTTCTGGCGGCGCTCGACCTATCCAGGCCCTGGAAGGTGACAGTTGAACGCCATAAGAAGAAGCGCAGCCTATCGGCAAATGCCCTTTACTGGAAATGGCTCGGCGTTATCTCCGACGAAACCGGCCACGACACCGACGAACTGCATGAGTTCTTTAAGGCGAAGTTTTGTCCCATCAAGGAAAAGACCATCGCTGATGAGCCCATGCTCTACCGGTCCACAGCCAAGCTCGATACGGCAGAAATGAGCGCATACATGGATAAGGTTTACGCCTTCTCCATCTCGACGCTGGGAATCCTGCTTCCACTGCCAGAAGAACAGCACATCCAGGGACGCGCCGCATGACTCCCCTCTTCCCCCACCATATGCAGAGATACGCCTAGGAGGCGGCATGAGACCCCGTCCGCAGGGTCAGAGAGGAATTACCAACAGCGACTTAGGTCGCAACATAGGAGAATAAAATGGCAGTTGGCAAAAGCGAAACCACCACAATTGAGCTACCTAGCCTTGCGCTGGAAACTATCGACGTAACGCTTGTCGGCGATACTCCGCTTATCGTCCATGCTTGGTCCGCTAAGGCCAAAAAAGAAATGCTCGACAAACAAATGAAGAAGGCGACAAAAGCGAAAGAAGCGAAAGACCCGACGCAGGATTTCCGAGATAGCCTATATACACTGGAAGATGGTGGCCATGGCTTTCCATCTGTCGCGTTCAAGGCGGCAGCGATCACGGCTGTAACGTCCGTATCTGGCATCACAAAGGTTGCTGCCCGCCAAGCGTTCCAGGTGGTCGGGGAAATGGCGATCATCAAGGGCGCGATGGATGGCTGCGTCACCCGTATGGACCTCTGCCGCATCCAAGGATCGGTCGCCACGATGCGCGAGGACATGGTGCGCGTCGGCATGGGGACCGCCGACATTCGTTATCGCGGGGAATATTGGCCGTGGTTCACGACCGTCCGCGTTCGCCACAATCCGACAGTCCTGTCCGCCGAACAGATCCTCAATCTGTTCAACATCGCCGGATTCGGCGTCGGCGTCGGGGAATGGCGCATGGAGAAGGACGGGCAGAATGGCCTGTTCCACGTCGCCCTGGAAGGTGAGGTTGAATCGATCCTCGCCGGCATGAAGAAGGCCGCTTGAAAATGGACGCCTCTGGTTGTGCCGTTGAATACGGCTTTCGGCCTGGGGCGTCCTTTCAAAAGGGCGCTCATGCTAACCCTCAGATCATTGGAGAGCATCTAGCCTATCTGCGCGAACAGAATGAAGGAAAGCTTCATCCGTCCGCTCTAATTGATGATGCGAAAAATCCAAACAGTCCTCTCCATCGATTGTTTGAGTGGGATGACTCTGCAGCGGCACAACAATATCGTCTGCAGCAAGCCCGATCGATCATCCGTTCCGTGGTTGTTAGATATCGCCCGAATCCAGACAGTGGCGCGAAATCTGTTCGCGCTTTCGTCGCAGTCCGCCAAGAGAGCGGCGAGCGGCATTACACGTCGATCGCTGCGGCTATGTCGGACGAAGATATCAGGAAGCAGACCATACGTAGGGCGTGGGACGAATTGCAGCGATTCAAGGCGAAATATCAGGGAATTGCGGAGTTCGCATCCCTGTTCGCCAGTCTTGAAGAGATAGAATCGGCGCTTCCGCCCGTACAGGCCGCTTGATTCTAATGGCGTGGAAAGGCTCGACGGCAGGGATAGGTCGGGATGGGTAGCGCAGGCATGGTTTGTCTTGCTAAGGCGGTGCGCCGTAAGGCGGGGTCAGGATCGGCTGGCAGGTCCGGGTCAGGAGTGGCCGCATCTGGCTAGGTCAGGCTTGTCATGGCAGGCGAGGTGTTTCTGGGAACGGGTAGAAACGGCACATCATGGCGAGGCAGGCGTGGTATGGGCCGCGAGCTGTGGTCAGTCGTGGCCAGTCCCGGTGGGGCTGGCTGGCTTGGGCTAGGCAGGCACGGCTGGGCGCGTTTAGGCCGAGCGCGAAGTGGCACGTTCTGGCGGGGCACGGCAGGCAACGTAAGGTGCGGTCTGGCACGGAGGGGAAACGCTGGGAAAGGTGCGGTAGGGCAGGCGCGTTTAGGCCCGTTAAGGCATGACCGGCAAGGCTTGGCGAGTTCCGGTGAGGCAGGCATGGATTGTCACGGTTCGGCCAGGTCAGGAGAGGCGCGGCCTGTTCTGGTCTGATCTATTTTGAAAGGAAAGAGAAGTCATGGACGAAGCCAAATTTCGAAATCGCCTTGGTTCCGCTAGTGAAGCGGCGGCGGGGATCAACATCGAAATCGGCTGCCTCCTGCAATATTGGGATAGCCACGACAACATGCTTTCGCGCCTTTTCACGGCGCGCAGCGATGCCCAAGAAGCGCTGAACCATATAGAGCACGCCATCAAAGAATTGAGACAGGAGTAGGAGGGCCATTTTGACAGATGATGAAAGAAATCTGCTATTGGCGCTGGCGGATCACGGATGCGATCACTCAGGCATCGCTGACTTGTCTGCACGAATCCGCGCCGCCAGGGTTTCCGACGAGACGGAGAGATCATGCAAGACGTGTCGGTTCGACTATCGCCCGACGGGGAAATGCATGGCACCAGGAGGCGCCAGTCAATGTTTCCAGGGATCAGGTGCTTATCTGCATTCTTGGCAACCCGCAATTGCGCTTTCTGCAGGACCAGCCATCAAAACGACATGGCCTGAGGAAGTTAAAAAGCAGTTAGACGAGGTTCTCGACAAGGTTTTGCAGGACGCTGTAGATCACGGAATAGGCGTGATGCGCGTTGCGCCGGCTGAATTCAGAATCAACCCGGAAACCGAATACCTCAACAGGGCCGCTCGGGAATGGCTGGAACAAGCAAAATCCTGGGAGCATCACGAAGCCTCCGCGCTGGACATCATAAACTACCTTCTCTCCCTCCTGCCTGGAGACGCGCCATGACCGAAGGGAAAATTACCCACTTCATGGGAAGGCCCATCGACAAGCTATCGCGCGAGGAATTGAGGGAGGCCGTAGACTTTTATGTCCTAGATGCCCAAAAGATCCGACGAGATTATCAGTGTTTGCGCGACGAACTCGGCGCCAAGGACGCGGAGATCGCCACCCTCAAAGAGGCACTGGAAATCAATGACGTATTTTGCGGGGGACAAGGAAAGGAAAACCGACAACTGGTGGCGGAGATAGTTCGGCTGCGGGCGGAGCTGACCGATTTGATCGACGCCGGCCATCGTTGCGCGTTCACGCCGCCTATGCAGCTTCCGCACCGGCACGATGATTTGGTCAAGGCCCTCGCCAGCGCCCGCGCCGCCCTCTCTCAGAAGGACGCCGGCCAATGAGAAAAGATCGTGCAGAGGTGAATTCCATGCGGGCGATGGTCGAGCGGATTGGCGATCTTGAAAACGAAATATCCGGTCTGCGGGAAACCATTTCTGCCAAGGACCGCCTCATTTCCGCACACACCCAACTCATCGCCGACCTCCAGCGCCAGTTGAGAAACAAGCCCGGAGACGGGGAACTGACCATGGGGGATGCGTGATGGTGAAACATGCTTTTGGTATCGCCTACAGCTGCCCGGACACTGACGAGGTTGACATGAAAAGGCGGCCGTCTATCGGACCAGAGTCTGGCTGTGGAGTTCCGGCTTTGCAGAAGCATCCGCAAGAGCATAAGGGCTCTATCGAGCGCGATATCATAGGCCCCCCGCAGCGCGTGGAGATCCCGTGGGCGCACCTAACATCTTCTGAGGTTCGCGCCTTGGCCAAGGACATGCTGGAGGCGTGGTCAATAGTCGAAGCCCTCACCCACCGAGAAGACCTGACGCCGTATCAAATGTTGATGCGTTGTAAATCGGCAATCAGCAATGGCGCGGCAAGACTGCCCAAGAGGAGCGGAGGAAGACCGCAGAAAATTACTTGACAGTCTGTGAGTTTATGTTATTTTTCTTGACACAACATGGAGCGTTTTGGCGGAAATCCACTCGATTATACATTATGCGACAGTATAATACGAAAGAATATTGCTCAATTTCCTCTTGACACAGCGTTTCTGAGGCATTGAGCGTGTAATTTTCTTTCGTTTCCAATTTTCGCGGTCTTCGGCACCTACGATACACACAGGGTTATCCACTCCATTCGTAGTATGTCGGCAACCACTGCGGGATAAGCCGCTCGCATAGCGCAATCGGTGAAGTTCTTGTCAATCGCTCCCTAGAACTGGAGCGTGACTAT